CTCACCGTGGAGATCACCGAGCTGGGACGAGAGCTGGATTTTGACAACCTGTCACGGGGCGAGCGCAACCGGCTGATCTTGTCCATGTCATGGGCGTTCCGCGATGTGTGGGAGGGCCTGTATCAGCCCATCAATGTCATGTTCATCGACGAGCTCATAGACAGCGGCCTTGACAGCGCCGGAGTAGAGTGCGCGCTGGCCTTGCTCAAGTACATGAGCCGCGAACGCAGCAAGAGCGTGTGGTTGGTGAGCCACAGGGATGAACTGGTGGGGCGCGTGGAGAACATCCTGCGAGTGATCAAATCCCATGGGTTCACTGAATATGCCACCGACACTGACCGCACATAAATATCAGGAAGATGACATGGTTATACGAATCACAGATCGTGACAGAGATACCAGAAGAATATGCTGGGTTCGTGTACCTCATAACCAATCTGCAAACCAACCGGCGGTACATCGGAAAAAAACTGTCGAAATTCGCCAAGACCACTTATCGCATAGAACGGCTCCGGAACGGACGTAAACGTCGTAAAAAAATACGGGGCAAGATCGAATCAGACTGGCAGACATACTATGGCAGCTCACCAGAACTCACCAAAGACATCGGATTGTTAGGCACGGAAAATTTCACCAGGGAAATACTATATTACTGTCGATCAAAATCAGAATGCAGTTACATCGAGGCCAGGGAACAGTTCGCCAGGCGAGTGCTGGAATCAGATGACTACTACAACAACAACATACAAGTAAGAGTACACGGCTCGCACATCAAAGGCAAATTAGGCAGCAACGGCTAGCGCAGGCCAACATCGTGCGCCCCAGGATCTGGACCACGCGGTCGCAGTGCGGGAAGACCCATGCGCCAATGGGCACTCAACCACTACCCCCCGGGATGATGACGGCTCAAGACCTGCCGTTTGGTTGTTGGAAAAGGATGACCAGGCAAAATGAGGGGAGAAAGCCCCACGGCCGTGATCGTGACAGCGTACGATCACGCGCCCGCCGTTGTGATAAGACGGAGTGAGCAGGTACCGGACAACCGCCTGCGAGATGCCACACAAACCAAGCACAAATCAGCTTTGTGCCACATTTATGTAGCATAGTAGCTCCAACGCTGTGTGACTGCGCGACTCGGATGAAGCAGCAGAGATCTTGGCCCTGTCAGGGCCAAGTGTGACCGGTTGATCTGGATGAGGCAGAAAGAAAAACAATGTTGCTGAGCGTCAGCGAAAGCAACAGATGTGCGCAGCACATCTTTCAATGTTTAAAAGAACGGCATATGGGTCTTTTTGGTAGTCTCGAGATTGTCTTTGACGATGCTGGCTATGATCTCTCGTTCCTGGGGACTTATATTCATGGCTTCATTATACGTGAGACCGCCCCGCATGAACCAGCACATCTTGAGGGATTCGCTGCGTATCTGTTGTGCCTCCCGTTCCATGATATCGATTTCCCGTATCACTTGATCTTGGTCCAGGATCAGGAGGCGTCCGCGAAAAAACTGGTCATGTCCAAGGTGTAGGTCTGCTGGTATTCGTGTCCGCAGTTGTTGCATTTCATGTCAAGGGGACGTAGTTCGCTGCTCTGCTTGATCTCGATGATGCGTGCGCGTATCTTGGAGAAGAGATTGCGATCGCTGTTGACCAGTAGCTCCAAGATATGATCCGTATTGGTCACGACATGGTCGGGGGTCTGTATGCGATCTATGTTCTGGGCCATGGCCAGGCTGGTGAATTCCGTGATCTTCTTCAGCACTTCTCCCAGCTGTGTGAGTTTTTGTTTGTCATCGAGATCGGCGTCCTGGAGTACCTGCATGGTTTTCTGATCTTCAAACTGCCGCATGCTGTTTTCGTTGATCTGGGTGTAATCCATGGTCTTGAAGAAGATCTTGAGGTCATCGATCTCCAGCGGCGCATCATAATCCGGAGCCCGGATGCGTTCCATGACCCGGCGCAGATCCACGCTGTAGTCAGATTCGGTGCTGCAGTTGGGACACCGGGTGGTGATGTCCATGGTGTGACCATAAGTGGCTATGCGTATGGCCACCAAGATAGTGTCGATGTCCACGCTGGGCACCCGCCACGCGTCGCGGATGTTGGGCATGCAGCTCTCGATCACTGATACCACCGCGGAACCATTGAACAGGGCATCTGGGGTGCGATACGTGATCTCGTCCATGGTGGTCATGGGCAGCACCGGGTATTCGTTGTTGGCGGTCTCCGTCAGGGCGCCCGGGGGGTAGAATCGACCCTGGCTGGGCAAGCGGATGTGTATGGCGGGCTGGCGGAAATACCGGCTCAAGGGGTTTTGTGTCATGGATTCCTCGTCTATAAATACGTGCTAATCTATTTATAGGCGCTGAATACCATGGCAGAAATGTCCCAACGCGAAGTGGAAGAACTGTTGTACCAGCTCAGGCGCTTGGTAGAAGAACTGAACCAGCAGCGCCAAGGCACACAGGGTCTGAGCGAGACCAGATCAACCGCCACCGAAGGTCGGGATCGCGGTATCGATCGACTGATCCTGGCCCTGGGCCGTCTGTCCAGCCAGCTTGATGGAGAGCGCAAGACCAAAGCGCAAGAACAAGCGGACATGCTGAAATTCGCCAAGGCCACCGATGCTGCCAGCGATGCCCAAGAAGAACAGCGCAAACAGATAGAAGAAAACATCAAGGCAGCCGAAGCCGAAGCCAAGGCTCGGGAAGAAACGGCCCGGCGGGCCGCCATGAGCCAGGCCGAGATAGACGACGAAAGATTCCGCGCCGAGCAGCAACGCATCGCCGAAGACAAGAAAAAACGCCAAGACGAGCAAAAAGGTCTTAATCAGAAGCTGATAGATGGGGTGCGCGATAGCCGTTATCAGCGCGATTCTGCCCGTACGGTGTTTGAGCAGTTCAGTGCCACGGGTGGCATGGCCGAACGACTCAAAGATAGTATGCTTAATTTTATGCCTACCAGCCTTGGTGCCCAGGCTGGCCTGCAGTTGCTGACAGCCGCGGTCGGAGGCGCGACCAAAGGCATGATCAGCATGAGCAAGTCCCTCCACAAAGGCGAGCGTGGTGCCAAGGTCTCAGCCGAAGCCCTGAGCGAATTAGCTACCCCGCTACTCAATGTCGCGAGCATCATAGGTCAAGTGGCATTCGCGCTATCGTTTTTCTTACCCGGCGGTATACTGGTCAGGTCCGCAGTGAAACTGGGCGGGATCTTGCTGCAGACCGGCAGTTCTGCCGGTAAACTGGCCCTGGAACTGAACAAACTGGCCTCAGAGCAGGTGGATGCCCTGTTCAAGAGTTTCCGCACGCTCAGCTCCGTGGGAGCCGTGGGCGCGCGCGGACTTGACGATGTGTTTGACACCCTGCAGACCCTGGGCATGAGCGTGGCCGAGATCGAAGAATTCAACAGCATGGTCACCCAGAGCTCACAAAAACTGGCCTTGATGGGAGGTACCGTGGCACAAGGTACCCGGGCGTTTGGTGAAGTGGCGGGTGGTTTGTACAAGAGCCGGCTGGGCCAAGAGCTGGAGATGCTGGGTTTTACGGCACAGGAGCAGCGAGAAGCTGCGCTGGCTTATCTCAATATCCAAGCGCGCACCGGGCAGATGCAGCTGAAAAACACAGCACAGCTGATCCAGGGCAGTGCTAAATTCGCCAAGGAGCTGGATCTCGTCGCGCAGCTCACGGGACAGTCTCGCAAAGAACAGGCCGCGGCGCGCGAAGCCGCCCAGGCCGAAACCCGATTCCGCGCTGCTAAGATCGCTGCAGAACAACGCGGTGACGAAGAGGAGTTGAAACGACTCAACATCGCTGAACGCATGGCAGGCCTCGCCAAAGCTGCAGGCGATGAACGCGGATTTACTGGTATACTGCAGGCAGCAGCAGGTGGTGGTGCGCTCACGACTCCTGAAGCCATAGCAGCAGAAATGACCTATCGAGTGAGCGAGATCTTGGCACGGCCCAATATCACGGAGGCTCAGATGTTGGAAATGATGGGCCAAAGCGTGAAAGCGCAACAACAGACGTTGGCCGAAACCAACAGATTTTCGGGCAATATCGATATGATTCAGACCAATCTCGCGAGTGCCGATGATATCAAACGCCTCGCAGAATCAGTAAAACAAGAAGCCGCCAAGGCAGGATTCACTGGTCCGGACGCTGTAGCCAAATTCATGGAGACCGAACAAGGCAAGCGCATGGCGGCCGGCGGCGATACCAAAACCATGGTGGAAGCCGGGCGACTGCAGCAGAGCGCGGCCATGATCCAGGACAGCGCTCTGAGGAAATTCAATGTGGCGGCTGACATCAACAATGCTGCTTCCAAGCTGTTTGATTCCGCGGTAAAACTGTTCGCCAGGACATTGGGCGTGACGCCACCAGCGGGTGGTACTCCCACCGCGGGTGGTGCTCCCACCGCGGGTGGTGCTCCCACCGCGAGTGGTTCGGCCAGCGAAGCAGCGATCATGGCCGCCCTTGGTGCTGCGCCCGGTCGATCAGCATCGGGGCTGGCTGGCTTGCCGGGATCAGCTGCCGTGACCACCGCATCGGGCGCAAAGGCTTTCAGCGGTGGTATCATGGGCAAGATAGAAGAATTCATCACCCAGGGCCGGGGATTCAGATCCTATCAGCAAACCGGTGCCATGAATCCAGAAGAACTTTTCAGTTTCCGAGGAGGAACCACGGGCCATGCCAGGAACTTACAGCAGCTTGATCCAGAATTCCAGAAGAGACTGATAGCCATGGCCCAGGAATACCATGAACTCACTGGTGGTAAAAAACTGCCATTTGGATCAGGACAACGCAGCCAGGAAGAAAACACAGCAGTGGGTGGAGCCCAGCAGAGCCGGCATCTCACGGGCCGGGCAGCGGATCTCAGCGCCGATGCCGTGAGCGAACTCAGATCCATGGGTCTACTGGAAAAACACGGATTCCGGCAAAACCCCGCGGCCGGAGCCTGGCACATCGAAGGTTATCGATTTGGCGGCGTGGCCACGGGACCCAAATCAGGATACACGGCCCAGCTGCACGGCACCGAGGCCGTGGTACCACTGCCAGACAATCGCAGCATACCCGTGGAGATGCCCAATTTCGATCGTGGACTGGAGCGCCAGGCCGACATGCTGTCGGCGCAGCTGACCCGGCTTGATGAAGTGGTCACGGTGATGCGCAACCAGCTGGACGTGAGCCAGCGCATATTGCAGGTAGCGCAGAACTAGGCTTAAATAACCGATATCGGGCACCATACATGAGCGAACAACAGAAAACAACCGGCTGGCGCAAGTATTTCAAAGTAGCCAACACTGGCGGGCAGCTGAGCCCGTTGTCAGGCGCGCGCGCCCAGGGCCTGCCGGGTTATGGCCGCAACACCGGTGGCGCCCCAGACGACAGCTACGCGCACGCGGACATGGTATATCGCAACTACGCCAGCCGCTTGCCCGAAGTCTACTCCGGTCATCCCAATCGCGTGGAGCGCTACAATCAGTACGAAGCCATGGACATGGATTCGGAGATCAACGCTTGCCTGGACATCCTGGCGGAATTTTCCACGCAGGCCGACTCACAGACCAATCTCCCGTTCCAGGTGCGCTACACCGACAAGCCCACCGACAACGAAGTGCGCATCATCCGGCAACAGCTACAGCAGTGGGTCAAGCTCAATAAACTGGATCAGCGCGTGTTCCGCATATTCCGCAACACCATCAAGTATGGTGACCAGGTTTTCGTGCGCGATCCCGAAACGTTCGAGATGTACTGGGTGGACATGACCAAGGTGGCCCGCGTGATCGTGAACGAGAGCGAAGGCAAGCGTCCCGAGCAGTATGTGATACGCGACATCAATCCCAACTTCCAGAACATGACCGTGGCGGCCAAGACCACCACCGACTACCAGTCAAACCCACCTTCGTCGGGTTACGTGGCACCGTTCAATTACACCATACCCACCGCGGGCGCTGGGGGTCAGGGCGCGGGACAGAGCCGGTTCACGGCTGCCATGAACGAAGCCGTGCTGGACGCCAAACACATAGTACACCTCAGCCTCACCGAAGGTCTTGATTTCTACTGGCCATTTGGGCAGTCAGTGCTGGAGACCATATTCCGCGTGTTCAAGCAAAAGGAGCTGTTGGAAGACTCTGTGCTGATCTATCGCGTGGCGCGGGCTCCGGAGCGGCGTGTGTTCAAGATCGACGTGGGCAACATGCCATCGCACCTGGCCATGCAGTTCGTGGAGCGCGTCAAGAACGAGATACACCAGCGGCGCATACCCAGCAGGACCGGTGGCGGTAGCAACATCATGGACGCTTCCTACAATCCTCTTTCCGTGAATGAAGATTACTTCTTTCCCCAGGGCGAAGGTGGACGCGGTTCATCAGTGGAGACCTTGCCGGGCGGTTCAAATCTCGGCGAGATCGATGATTTAAAGTACTTTAACAACAAGATGTGCCGCGGCCTGCGCGTGCCCAGTAGCTATCTGCCCACGGGGCCAGATGACTCGGATCGTCCGCTATCGGATGGTAGGGTGGGCACTGCCCTGATACAAGAATATCGTTTCAATCAGTACTGCGAGCGCCTGCAGCGCCTGATCATACAGAAACTGGATGATGAATTCAAGATGTTCATGCGCTGGCGCGGCTTCAACATCGATGCTGGCCTGTTCTCGATCGCGTTCAACCCGCCGCAGAATTTCGCCAGTTATCGCGAGGCCGAGCTGGATACCACGCGCGTGAACACGTTTACCACGCTGGATGCCGTGCCCTATCTCTCCAAGCGATTCCTGCTCAAACGCTACCTGGGTCTCTCTGAAGACGAGATCACTGAAAACGAAGATCTGTGGCACGAAGAGCGCTCCCAGCCCGAAGCTGCGGCACCCCAGGGATCAGATCTCAGGAGCGTGGGCATCTCACCGGCTGGCATCGAGGGTGATCTCGAGATGGGCCAAGATTTAGCGGGCCTGGGCCAACCCGGAGCGCCGCCTGGAGCCGCCGTGCCGGGCGCAGCACCGGGGCAACAACCAGCGGCAGGCGCGGCGGCACCGGCCCTGGGAGCACCTCCCGCCGCGGGCGCGGCCCCCACGGTATAAATACTCACATGCTGCTGCTAGAACTCTATCGAGCCCAACCCAGGTCTTACCAAGACGTGAGCCAGGACAACAGCCGGCCCAGCCTGGGTGATCTCCGCAAGACCAAGCTCACGCTGCGCCAGATCAATCGATTGCGCCAGCTCAACGACATCAGGCAGTATGAGTTCCGGGAAAAACTCCAGAAGATACAGGCCCAGTATGCTCCGCCCGCCCAGCCCATGATGTAGCGATCATGGTCACGGATCTGTCACGATCCACTAAAAATCAGTGTTAAAAAGCCGGTTTTTCGATCATATCTGTAAATATCTTACAGAGCCATTTACCTACGGAGGATGCTATGAACAAATTTGAACAATTGATCGAGTTCGTGATCAATGACGAAGAAGCCAAAGCCCGCGAGCTGTTCCATGACATCGTGGTGGAAAAAAGCCGCCAGATCTACGAAGAGATGATGCAGGAAGAAGAAGACATCGACGAAGATGGGCACATGGGCGGAAGTCCGGCTGCTGGTCTCATCGATGACGTCGAAGTGGAAGAGCAGGGCCTGGGCGAAGAAGACATGGACATGGACATGGAAATCAACGCCGATGATGATGAAGATGATGCTGCTGACGATGACATGATGGCTGATGCTGACGATGAGCTTGAAGATCGTGTGGTAGATCTCGAAGACAAGCTAGATGAGCTCATGGCCGAGTTTGAAGCCCTCATGGGCGACGAAGGTGGCATGGGCGGCGAAGAAGAAATAGACATGGAGGTGGGCGATGACATGGACAGTGAAGAAGTCATTGACACCGAGCTTGAAACCGAAGGCATGATGGAGGCCGTGAATCTCAAAGCCGCTCCTGCCCCGGTCAAGAGCGAAGAAGCCGGTGTGCTGAAAAAGAGTCCCGTGGCCGCCAATGCTGGTGCCAAAGGACCCGTGGGCAACACCGTGAAACCCACTAATCTAGATCAAGGTGGCGAAGCCAACGGTCGCCCAGCTCCCACTACCCGTGATCTCATCGGGGATTTCCAGAACAAAGCCGGTGCTTCCATGAAAGAACCCCGGGCCGCTGTGAAACCCGAGCTGAAACAGGCCGCTGGTGTCAACACCAAGAGCATATTGAAACAGGTTTAAGGCGGTAAATGGCTCTTTACCTCCGGGAACACCTTACTTTCGATGCTGCCCAGATAGTTCTGGAAGGCGTCGAAGGTAAGGATCTCTACATGCGAGGCATCTGCATACAAGGCGGCGTGAAAAACGCCAACGAGCGGGTGTATCCGGTCACGGAGATCGAGCGCGCGGTCAAGACCCTGAACGAGCAACTCAGCACTGGACATTCGGTGCTGGGTGAAGTGGATCATCCCGATGATCTCAAGATCAATCTGGATCGAGTGAGCCACATGATACAGAGCATGTGGATGGATGGACCCAACGGATTCGGCAAGCTCAAGATATTGCCCACTCCCATGGGGAATTTGGTAAGATGCATGCTGGATTCGGGTGTGAAGCTGGGAGTGTCCAGCCGAGGATCTGGCAATGTGGATGACAGGACCGGACACGTCAGTGACTTCGAGATAGTCACCGTGGACGTGGTGGCCCAACCCAGCGCCCCCAACGCATATCCCAAGGCCATATACGAAGGCCTCATGAACATGCGCTATGGGCATCGCGCGCTGGAAGTAGCGCGCGAAGTCGGACAGAACGACCGAGTAAAGAGATATCTGCGACAGGAAGTCAAGCGCCTGATCCAGGATCTCAAAGTTTAGGAGAAAACGATGCTAGATGCAATCAAACCATTGCTTGATAGCGGCCTGATCACCGAAGATGTCAGCCAAGAGCTCACAGAAGCATGGGAACAACGCCTCACTGAAGCCCGTGAACAGGTCAGGGCCGAACTCCGCGAGGAATTCGCGCAGCGATATGAGCATGATCGGCAGGTCATGACAGAGGCCCTGGACCGCATGGTCACGGAAGGCCTCACTGCTGAGATGCAGCAGCTGGCAGAAGAACGCCAGCAGGTGGCAGCGGATCGCGTGAGATTCCAGCAGCACATGAAAGAATCAGCCGGAAAATTTGACCAGTTCATGGTGTCAAAGCTGGCGGAAGAGATCGGTGAGCTGCGCCAGGATCGGCGGATCCATGCCGAGAGCCTGGGCAAGCTGGAACGGTTCGTGGTGCGAGCCCTGGCCGAAGAGATACAGGAATTCGCGCAAGACAAACGGGCCCTGGTGGACACTCGCGTGCGCTTGGTACGAGAAGCGCGCACCAAGCTCGAGGGCCTCAAAGCACGTTTCGTCACAGAAAGCTCGGCCCGGATCAACCAGGCCATCACCCATCATCTGAAAAAAGAGATGACACAGCTCCGCGAAGACATCGAAGCTGCGCGCCAGAACAACTTTGGACGCCGCATATTCGAAGCCTATGCTGCTGAGTTCTCCAACACGCATCTGCGCGAGAATCGCAGGGTGCGCGAACTGAACCAGATCATAGCTGACAAGAATCGCCAGCTGGAACAAGCCACTCGCGCGGTAGAGCAACACACCGCGCTGGTGGAAAGCAAAGAACATGAGATCCGTCGCATACGCCAAGAAAACCAGCGCCAAGCTGTGATGGAAGAGTTGTTGGGTCCGCTCAACGACGAAAAACGCAGTGTGATGCGTGATCTCTTGGAAAGCGTTCAGACCCCTCGTCTCAAGAACGCGTATGAGAAGTACCTACCAGCTGTGCTGGCGGACGCTGCTCCCAAAACCCCTAACCGGGTCATACAGGAAAGCGTGCGCTCAGTCACTGGTGACAAGAAAACCGTGCCAGCCGCGGACGCAGACGACGATGCCAACAGCAACGTGATAGAACTGCGCCGCCTGGCTGGTCTGTGATAACAACAAAGGAGACAGAAATGTCAAAAGCTCTACTCGAAAGCCGTTGGGACGAGACCCGCGAAGCCCTCATGGAAGGACTCAAAGGCAGTCGCCGCAACACCATGGGTGTGATCCTGGAAAACACCCGCAAGTACCTCTTGGCTGAGAACGCCTCGCCAGGTAGCACAGCATCAGGCAACATCGCCACGCTGAACCGCGTGATCCTGCCGGTGATACGACGGGTTATGCCCACTGTCATCGCCAACGAGATCGTGGGTGTGCAGCCCATGACCGGTCCCGTGGGACAGATCCACACGCTGCGCGTGCGGTATGCTTCGACCATGACCGATCAGACCGCTGCTGCTACATCTGTCACAGCAGGTGAAGAGGCGCTGAGCCCCTTCAAGATCGCCGTGGCTTACTCGGCCGGCGCGCGTGGCACAGACAACGCTGCCACCACGCAGACCGCGGCACAAGGCTACGCTGGTTCGCCCACTGCTACGCTGGAAGGCAACGGTGGTCGTCAGATCTCCGTGCAGATCCTCAAGCAGGCTGTAGAAGCCAAGACCCGCAAGCTGCAAGCTCGCTGGACTTTTGAAGCGGCCCAAGACGCACAGGCCATGCATGGCATCGACGTTGAAGCTGAGATCATGGCGGCCCTGGCACAAGAGATCACTGCTGAGATCGACCAAGAGATCCTCCTGAGCCTGCGCAGCTTGGCACAGACCGAGTTTACCTACAACCAGGCCACCGTTTCGGGTACTGCAACGTTCGTGGGTGACGAGCATGCTGCTCTCGCGGTCTTGATCAACCGTGTTGCTAACCTGATCGCGCAGCGCACACGTCGCGGTGCTGGTAACTGGGCAGTAGTAAGCCCTGCAAGCCTCACAGTGCTGCAGAGTGCCACAACTTCGGCTTTTGCTCGTACCACGGAAGGCACCTTCGAAGCTCCCACCAACACCAAGTTCGTGGGCACGCTGAACGGCGCCATGCGTGTGTTCGTAGACAGCTATGCTTCAGACACCACGCCCGTGCTTG